TTGCTACATAGATCCTAGTTTCTGGTTCCTTTAACTTTGTTGTAAAGTCATTGGTCTCTGTCTTAAACCAAATTGGTTTACTTGCGTCTTGCATTGAGTACTCCTTGTAAAAATTTATTCCATACATTTGCTCTTAACTTCCAAGAGTAAAATCTATTCGTATAATCTATTTGAAACTTTAAATGATCTTTAACTCCTGCTTCATGTAATTGATTTGCAGCAGCATCTACCACTGATGCAACCGTATGAGCTAGTTTTATAAAATCTTTTTCATAAGGCAGATAAACTGCAAACTCGGCACACGTTTCAAATAAAGCACCATAATCGGTTGTAATACAATAAAGTCCTGCGGCCATTGCTTCTATCGCTGCAATACAAGATGTCTCTTCCCAAATGTTTGGGTAGACAAACATATGATAGTTTTTAAGATTATCTGTTATAAATTCATTAGGTTTATATCCAATATAACTTACATTTTTTAATGCGGCAGCCTGATTATAAAGACCTAGAAATTGATCATCATTTTTAGATTTAAAATTATCTCCATATACTTGAGTTGATGAATAAACATCTAAATGAATTAATGGATTTTTAATAAGCTGCATTGCAGCAAGAAGAACATTTAATCCTCGCCACGGCGTTGAAGTATATATTAATTTAATTGGATCTCCTTTATTATAATCTAAATTTCTAGCTTCAATCTTATCAATTGCGTTTTTAATAACTAAACATCTATCTGTTGGAATACCAAATACCATTCTAAATTTTTCATAACACCAATGAGAATTAAATACATACCAATCATATTTTTTATGATTTTCTTTATCTTTAAACCAAGGAGCTAGATTGCCTTGATCATAAGAGTTTTGTTGCCAAAGAATGTTGGGTTTAGTTGGATGTAAAGGTATTTTTTCCGGCACCGATGTTGTAATTTGCACCTGATCTAAAAGACTTTTATCTACAAATCTTTCTAATAATTCTACCCGTAATTCTGTACCACCTCTTGGATTCATTTTTGTTTCATCACTTTTTCAAATAGTTCTAATCCTTTATTTGTAATTGTAATAGATAAATCTTTTTGCAAATCTTCTATTTTGTTTTCTTTTAAGAAGTCTTCCATATTATTATAAGTCTTTCCAGTTTTTTTACTTTTAATAATTTCTACTGTCTGACATTCTATTTTAGGTAAATTATCCATTTTCTCCTGTTCTAGTTAATAATGCATATGAAATTTGTCCAGATATAACATTAGCGGTTGCAGCTTGAAATTGTAAATAATCTCCTTCTTCTAATACTAAAGCATTGTGAACTGCATTATCATGAGAATTTGCAGTTACATTGGTATGATAAAATTTATAAGAAGTTGAAGTTGAATAATCATAAAAAAAATAATCTACTTTATGTGCAGAATTATCATCATTAGCCACCGATATTTCTTTTATAATAGCAACGGTTGAAGTGTTAATATTTAACACCGTTGTTAAATTAGTTGTGGTTAAATCATAACCTTGATTTTTATAAAATATAGCCATTAATTTCCTGGTCCGCTAAATAAAAACCAACAAAACGCTTCTAACTCATCTTTTAGATCTTTTTGAAAAGAAAAGTTTAATTGATCTTTTATTGTATTTAAAGATTCTAATATTTGTCTTTGATTTGAAGGATCATATTCATTTTTAGGTTCTGGTATGTATGCTGTTATTTTTGCCATTATCTTCTTCCTCCTGCTTCAATATCTAATCTTAAAGTTCCATATCTCCAAGTTTCATCTATTGCATCATTTTCAATTTTTAAACTCACTTGTCTTCCTCTAACTCTTGTATCTACTTTATCAGTAGATGATGTAATTGTAAAGGGTCCTGTAATCGTAGGAGGTATGTTAGAAGGGGTTGAGTCAGTATTTGCTGGATAATCTCTAAAGAATAAAGTTATTTTTGCATTGCCTTCTAAGTTTTTAAAATCTGGTATAAATCTTTTAACACGCATAATAAGCTGACCATCCCCACCCAAACCTTGTTCCGATATATCATAATCTCCAGATTTGATAAAAGAAGTTAATGCGATTTTATTACCATTTGCATCTACTTCATTTGTTCCACTTTCATGTTCCCAATATTTGGTAGAACCAAATAAGTTTGTAACTCCATTTATAGTTGGAAAAGTAGGAGTTCCTGTAGGATTAAATTGAGTTGCGTAAGGTAAAGCAAAAGTTCCAGAACTGTTGTATGTTGTTCTAGCTAAAGATCCAACTACCCATGTATTTTCAACATAGTTATAAATAACGTTTCTATCTACTTGATTTGAAGGTGTAGGATTATTTTTTGGATAAAACCAACCTACTTCATTAAATAAAGAATTATGGTATCCAATAACAATTTGATTTGCACCATAATTAATTCCTAAAGCACTTTCATTATTACTAAATACAAAATCTTCAACAAGAGAAGGTATTTGTTTAACTGTACCATCATAAACAAAAAAACCTCCACCAAAACCCATCCAAAATACTGCACCTTGTGCATAGACCATTGCATGTTGACCAATACATCCACAATTTGTTCCTACTTGTCTAACTGAAAATGTAAAAGGAGGACCTACAAATTGAACAACGTATGCAGCTTGATCCGTTAATACAAGAATATAATCTTTACCTTGTACAGCTCCTATAATCTCGTTTCCCGTATCTAGTCTAAATGTACCTGCAGTATTTGTTACCGTTGGATTCCAAGTATTAATATCTTCTTGATTAGAAAATCTTATAAACATTGGATCTTGTGTGGAGGGAGTTCCAATTGTTGTCTCCGTTCCAAGTGCAAATAAATGTCTATCTCTATCTGATACAATTGTCATAACAGAAGCTGTTGGAGCATTTGCAACAACTGTAGCTCTTGTTGTAAGAGCAGATACTGCAGAAGGATCCCAAGTAAAAGTTTTACCGTTTTTAATTGTAGCAACAAGTATTTGACCAAAATTATGAAGTGACCATGATCCAGGAGCAAGTGTAGTAGAAGCAGTATTTGATTGTAATCCCCAATTAATCCAACTTGAAGCATCAAGTACAATTGCATTATTTAAATGTGAGGCTGCTGTTGTACCATTAACTCCTCTAACACAGCCGGTAAAATCTGTTCCGGTTTTAGCTGTGTAAGTAATTAATTCAGTTCCAATATTTATTGTTCCAGTAGTTGGAAATCCTGTTGTTGAATTCACTGTAATAGTTGTAACAGAACTATTAATTCCTCCATTTAATTGATTTGAAGTAGAACCTGGAATTGTTCCACCCCAATAACCTGTTCCCCATCCAAAAGCAGAACTTTGTGTAGTAGGTCCTACTGTGATATAAGGATTAGTTGTAATTGTTCCACCTGCTGTAACTCCTGTTCCTGTTTCATTACTTGGCATTTTAATTGTAAAAGAATTAACGTTTACAATTGATTGAATTTCAAAAATGTTATCTGTAAAATTTGCTGAAGTATAACTTGTAGTAGGAGATCCTGGAGTTGTTACAGAAGAAAATTTAATATATTCTCCAGTTTCTAATCCATGATTTAATTTATTAATAGTAACAGTTGATGATCCAGTTGTAGACGTATAAGTACAAGAAGTTAATGCTGTATCAAGAGGAGTAATATCAAAAAACTCTCCTTCGTAATAAATAATTAATAATTTAGATGTTCCAATTGCTCCGTATTTTTTACCGTCTAATGCAGTCCAAGTAAGCTGATCTCTTGCAGGACCAGATAATGTATTATTTACTAATTGTACAAAACCACCTATTTTTTGAGGTTCTCCATATCTAAATCTAACATTATCTCCATCAATCCATTGACCTTCTGCACCGGTCGCTGTTTGAGATTTATTAAATCCAGGTTTAAATTGTATTTTCTGTAATGGCATAAAATATCTCTATACCACTAAATATGTTGATTTACACTATTATCTTAAAGGTGGTATTCCTAATAAAGGTCTTTTATCATATAAATTGGAATCTGCAAACTGTCCATTTACATGGTTATAATGCAAGAAAACTTGCGCACAAATATTCCCTGTAAATTTTTCTCGCCAATGCTCTAATTCACAACCAGAATATACTAACATATCTCCTGGTTCTAGATCCACTTTTATTCCAGCAGGTGCATTAGGTTTCATAATATTTTTATATTCATCTATTACATTATTACTTCCTGTTGGATCTATAAAAATTGGCCATGGATCGCCGCCTAAATTTAATGTTGTAGATATCTCACATGAGGGTCTATCTTTATGTCTTTTTAAAATAGAACCTTTCTCATACACGCGCGCGTACGAATAAGTAGGTATTAAATCTAAATTAGTTTTTTCTTTCATAATAGGCATAACTTTCATTAATAATGTTTCCATAACAAAGTCAGCATAGTGTGAATAAACATTTGGAACTTGTTGATCTTTCCATGTTCCAAATAAATCGTTTTCAGCAATTATGTTATTACTATACATATAATTAACAGCATCTCTTTTTAGTAAAAAATAGTTAAATACAAAGTTTGCAAG